CGAGCTTGCAACTGAAGAACTGTCCTCTCTGGTCAAGGTCATGGATCTTACAATGGATATGCTGGAATTCCTTCTGGAGATAGAAGGCAATGGCATCAAGATAGATCTCGATACTTTGGATGAGGTGGGCCTACTATATCAGACAGAGAAGGATCAATTAGAGAAGCGGCTGGATGAGATAGTCGTAGAGGTGATGGGTGATACCCCAATCAATCTCAACAGCGGAATAGATATGTCTCGGGTGGTCTACAGCCGTCAGGTTAAAGATCGGGAAGAACATCGTCAGGCTTGGAATATCGGGGTGGACCACAGAGGTAAGCCTTTATACCCGCCCCGCCTCAATGCTTCACAATTCAGCCGCCGGGTTAGGGAAACTACCCAGAAGATTTATCGTACCGTGGCACATCACTGCGTCGAGTGTGATGGCAAAGGTAAGATCCAGAAGATCAAGAAGGATGGTACGCCGTACAAGCAGCTAACTAAGTGTCCTGTATGTGACGGAGATGGCGCTTTATATGTGCCTACTAGCCGTGTAGCAGGTCTGAAATTAAACCCTACGTCGGCTGCGGACGCCTCTATAAACGGGTTCAAGACCGACAAGGTCACAGTAAAGAAGCTGATCCAGCAAGCCAAGTTCAAGGACAACCTCATTGCCGTCGAGTTCCTCGAGAAGACCAGCCGACTGAATGCCATAAGCACATACCTCGACAGTTTCGTGAAGGGCATCAGGCTGTGGACTAGACCCTCTGGCCTACTGCACTCGAGCTTTAACCAGACAGTTACCGCTACAGGCCGTCTGTCTTCCACTAACCCAAACTTCCAAAACCTACCCAAGGGCAATAAGTTCGAGGTTCGTAAGGCGATTGTGAGCCGGTTCCCCGGCGGTAGCGTCGGAGAATGGGATTTCAGTCAATTAGAATTTCGTGTCGCTGGGGAGTTATCTCGAGATCCACAGATCATCGACGATGTTCTCAATGGTAAGGATGTACACAGCCAGACGGCGGCTATCATCCACCAGATAGAACCCGAAAAAGTTACTAAAGATCAAAGGTCTGCGGCAAAATCCGTGACGTTTAGCCCCCTCTACGGCGGGATGGGCGCTGGTGAGCCGGAGCATGTACGGCAGACGTATTTCAAGGAGTATTTCAATGTCTACAAAGGACTCAAAAGATGGCACACAGAACTGGGGGATCAGGTACTCAGACGAGGCTTTGTACAAACGCCGTCTGGCCGCCAGTTTGCATTCCCCGGAGCTAAACGGACTCGGTCAGGAAGAGTCACTAACCATACTCAGTTGGTTAACTTTCCGGTTCAGAGCTTTGCGACGGCGGATCAAGTCCCTCTGGCATGTGTTCGTGCGCTTCGGAAATTTCGGCAGTTAGAACTAAAGTCTAAGCTGGTCCTAACAGTCCATGACAGCATCGTTGTGGACATACACCCAGACGAACTGGATGCAGTCAATCAAGCACTGAAGTGGGCCATGACAGGTGTCACTGACGAGATGAAAGACCGCTTCAATTATGAAGCAGTTCTGCCTCTAGATATCGAAGGTTCTATCGGCCCAAATTGGATGGATCAGACCGAACTAAGTGTTGACTGACGCACTTAACTATTCTACGTTACAGGTCTAAACTAAAAGGAGATCACAATGGGTGATTTAGCAGTATCAAACGCCGCAGAGATGGCAAAACTTAACGCAATTCTGGGCCTAAATGATGCCCCAATCGGCGGCGGGGATCGTGGTCCATCTAACCGTCTGCCTGAGTTGAAAATCAACTATCAGCGCAAGGACAAAGAAGGGCGCTCGATCAAAGACAAGATCGGTATGTTCTACGTTAAAGGTTTGGAGAAAGAGGTCTACGCTGAAGAGGTGAAGATCCGGGTTCTGTCCCAAGTCTTTCAGTGGATCGACTTCGACGAAGAGGAGATGAAGCCTCGCAACCGCACAATCATGATCCCACGTTTCTCTATGGAACCGATTGATGAACTGGGTACCATTCGCTGTGGTAAGCCTACATCAAAGCAGATGGCAGACTGGGGCAAGGAAGAGAAGGCTAAGTTCTCTACTATCAATCTATTCCGCCAGCTTCGTGGCTTAGTGTCCTACAAGGGCGTCACCGCAGAGGGTGAAGAGGTGGTGATTGAGAACCAGCCTATGATCCTGATGAACAAGCGTGGCAACTACATGACCTTCGAAGATCAGGTGATCAAGAAGATCTCTGGGCGTGACTTTAAAGACTTCTGGGTCACGGTGAAATCCATTGAACAAGAGATGGGATCTGTGGTATACTATACCTTCGACTATGAGCCAGACCTACTAAATCCTGTGCCTCTGGACGATGATACCTACCAGACCATGTTACGTTTTGCTGAAATGATTTCGTCAGAAAATGACAAGATCAAGCAGAAGTACAATGCTTCTCTGGGCGGTATGGACGCCATTGATATGGAAGCCATGAATGCCTTGGATGCTGATCTTGAAGACGATCACGTTTAATGGAACATCCGCACGAAGTTAAGTTCCAGCAATTTGCCGAGCGGCTATCGAACAATGACAACGAAGATCTTCTCCAAAATAAGGATGAGATCCTCAAGATCATCGATGACGCTGGTGAGATGTGGAAAGAGGCTATGGCAAAGCAGCTATTGCGTGAGCCAGAGCCATCATTTCGCATTCGTGGTTCTAACACTGGCCGCCCTCTCTGTCAGTTACAGATGGAGAAGATGGGCAAGCCTAAGACACGGATGCCTTACAACCACATAATACGAATGATGCACGGTGATGCTATTGAATGTATCATCGAAGTGTTACTTCGTGTCGCCAAGTTCAACATCACAGGCGGTAAGGACAAGGTCACGTTAGAGATCGAAGGCACGTCCATCAAGGGCGAGTCCGATATCGATATTGACGATAAGGTCTGGGACACAAAGTCAGCCAGCCCGTGGGCCTTCTCTCACAAGTGGAGCAACGGCTTCGAGGGTTTAGATAAGAGTGACGACTTTGGTTATGTGAACCAGTTGTACGTCTATTCTATGGCCCAGCAAAAGCAGCCCGGTGGATGGATTGTGGTGGATAAGTCATCCGGCCATGTGAAGTTCGTCGAATGTCCTCAGAATGAGGCTAGGCAAGAACAAGTTGTGGACTCGATCAAAGACAAGATTGAGAACATCGACGGCGAGTTCAAGCGTTGCTTCGAGCCTGAGGACGAGACGTTTAATCGTAAGCCTACTGGATCAAAGCGGCTGCCTTCTCAGTGTGGGTTCTGTTCGTATCTAGGGTCATGCTGGCCACACGCCAAGCATCTTCCTCAGACACTATCTCAGGCCAAAAACCCCAGACACTACTGGTACACTGAGTACGAAGGTGAAGTCCTCGATGGCAATCAAGACTAGCTCTGCGAAGGCCAAAGGGAGAAAGCACCAGCAATGGGTGCGGGATAAGATCTACGAGACTTTTCCCAAGCTCGAGCCACTGGATGTTATTTCCACATCAATGGGCGCTGGCGGTGAAGACATAGTCCTTAGTCCCGCTGCCAGACGCCTTCTACCGCTCTCTATCGAATGCAAGTCCTTCAAGAGTTTCGCAATCTACAAGGTTATGGAACAGGCCGAGGCAAACGCACCCAAGGGGGCAGAACCCGTAGCAATTATCAAGGGGGATAGAAAGGCACCTCTCGCTGTAATTGATGCAGAATACTTCTTTAAGATGATGAAGGGACGACATGGATAAATTTCCAGACTTAGAGGAAGACACCCTACTTCTTCGTCTCAAAATACTGGGAGATGGTGATCTCGAAGTATCTTACGGACACAGCCTGTCAGAAGACATGGACGAGGGAGAGGCTCTCTTTCTTATTGATATGCTGAACGGGCTAAACGCCTCTCTCAACACCTCTATGGAACACTTTGCATTGGTAGGAAAGCTACTGCGTGAAATTCATGAGAGAGACGCCCAAGAGGAAGAAGAGTGGGTCTTCGAGCCAGACGAAAAGCTGATTGAGGCACGGGAAGACAAAAAGATCATCCCATTCAACAAGAACAAATTAAACTGAGGCAAGAACATGGAAGCAAATGGGCACACACTAGACTTGTCGGGGCTTACTCTGACTGGCGGAGATCAGTCGGATATGGTTAATTCCCCGCCCCACTACAACCAAAGCGGCATCGAGTGCATCGAGGCCATCTATCACGCATTAGGCGAAGAAGGATTTATATCCTACTGCCACGGCAATGCACAGAAATACCTCTGGCGTCACGCCTACAAAGGCAATGCAATTGAGGATCTGAAGAAGGCCAAATGGTACATCAATCAAATTATTGAGACTATCGGGGGCCAATCTGATGAAGTTTGAAGATTATCAGACACAGGCCTCTAAGACGGCCATCTATAACGACGCTGATGTAATCCTCTACCCAGCCCTCGGCCTGTTCTCTGAAGCCGGTGAGGTAGCTGGTAAGGTCAAGAAGGTCTTGCGTGACAATAACGGACACTTCGACCCCATACAACGTGAGGCAATCTCACATGAGGTAGGCGACGTGCTCTGGTACATTGCAGCCCTCTGCACCGACTTGGGTATCGGTATGGAAACAATAGCCCAACAAAATCTAGACAAATTAAATAGCAGACTAACACGAGGTGTACTCGGTGGTTCTGGCGATAATCGGTGAGGCAGTATAAATGAGTAATTTTAAATCCAACCTTAATCCAGCGTTTCGGTCAAAGTTTAGCGAAGACATCTTCAATCAAAAGTATAAGCACGAAGGTGCGGAAACATGGGATGCACTAGCTAAGACGCTGATCGACGATGTCTGCGGAGAGTTACTATCTCAAGAAGAACTAGACCAACTTACACAGTATGTCCGTGAGATGAAGTTTATTCCGGGTGGACGTTATCTGTACTATGCAGGGCGTCCTAATAAGTTCTTCAACAACTGTTATCTTCTGAAGGCTGAAGAAGACACTCGTGAGGATTGGGCCAACCTATCGTGGAAGGCCGAGAGTGCCTTAATGACAGGTGGCGGCATTGGTGTAGACTATTCTGTCTATCGTGCAGCGGGTACGCCTATTGCTAAGACTGGGGGTCAGGCCAGCGGTCCTATCCCTAAGATGAATATGCTGAATGAGATTGGCCGCCGTGTAATGCAAGGTGGGTCACGCCGTAGTGCTATCTACGCATCCTTGAACTGGAAGCATGGGGACATCCACGAGTTCCTTGGGGCGAAAGATTGGTCCAACATGCCTGTCGGATCTACTGGTAAGACGCTGTGGGACATCAAACAAGAAGACTTTAACTTCCCTGCCCCGCTAGACATGACCAACATCTCGGTGAACTACGACACTGAATGGCTGCTTAACTATTACAAGACAGGCGACGTAGGCGAAGTGTTCATGAAAAACGTGCGTCAGGCTATGCAGTCTGCCGAGCCGGGATTTTCCTTCAACTTCTTTGATAAGGAAAACGACACACTAAGGAATGCGTGTACCGAGGTAACCTCGGCTGATGACAGTGATGTTTGTAACCTTGGCTCTATCAACATGGGCCGTGTGCAGGACATCGATGAGATGGCAGACATCGTTGCGTTGGGTACTAAGTTCCTTATCTGTGGCACCCTAAAAGCCAAGTTACCTTACGACAAGGTATACAAGACCCGTGAGAAGAACCGACGCTTGGGTCTGGGCCTGATGGGTATGCACGAGTGGCTTATCCAGCGTGGGTCTAAGTACGAGGTAACTCCAGAGCTACACTCGTGGTTGCAGGTCTATAAAGGCGTCAGCGATAAAGTCTCAAAAGAGACTGCGGATGAGTTTGGTATCAGCCGCCCAGTGGCTAACCGTGCCATTGCACCTACAGGCTCCATTGGCATCCTAGCGGGTACCTCTACAGGCGTAGAGCCTATCTTCGCTGTGGCGTACAAACGCCGCTACCTGAAAGGTAATACACGTTGGGTATACCAGTATGTAGTAGATTCCGCTGCACAGGAATTGATCGATAGATACGGCGCACAACCTGACAATGTTGAGAGTGCGTTAGACCTAGCAGAAGACTACGAGCGTCGGATGTCATTCCAAGCGGACGTACAAGACTATGTTGATATGTCCATCTCATCCACCATCAACCTTCCTTCGTGGGGATCTAAGCTCAACAATGAGGGTACGGTAGATAAGTTTGCACAGACACTAGCAAAGTATGCCCCACGCCTTCGAGGGTTCACCTGTTATCCAGACGGTAGCCGAGGCGGCCAGCCCCTTACCTCTGTCCCGTATTCAGAGGCCGTTGAAAAGCTGGGCGAAGAGTTTGACGAGCATGTTGAGACACACGACATTTGCGACATCTCAGGAACAGGGGGTTCATGCGGGGTTTAATTACCCCGCCCACCACACGAGTTGGATCAGAATACGCAGGGACTTACTAAAAACGAGGTAGGTTATGAGCAACCCAACACTAACAAGAGCCTTTAACAAAGGGATCGAAGCATTCCACAAAGGCGTTTTTAACTCACCATTCTCCAGTGGATCTCTGAACCACAAGGAATGGCAACGTGGCTTCGATGTAGCCTACGTTGAAAAC